GACCACCGAGATCTACACTCTTTCCCTACACGACGCTCTTCCGATCTGTCGATCCAGTCGATTGCCTGGTTACAAATGCATCCAGAGAAACGTCCGGTAATCATTGTTGTTCCTGCATCACTCAAATTAAATTGGAAACAGGAGATTGAAAAATGGACTGATGGCTACCGAATAGAAATATTATCAGGAACTACCCCTTGGCAATTATCAAAGAAGATTGATATTTTCATAATAAATTATGATATTCTTTATTCCTGGATTGAATCATTGAAAGCTATAAGTCCCAAGGTATTGATTACTGATGAATGTCATCTCTACAAATCGAATTCTGCAAAACGCACTAAAGCTGTAAAGATGTTAGGGAAAGGAATTCCTCATATCATTGCCCTATCAGGCACCCCGATTGTAAACCGGCCGATTGAAGCATTTAATGCAATTAAACTCATTGAGCCAACGCTTTTCAAAGATATGATGTGGTACGGGAGAAGGTATTGTGGAGCTAATTACAATGGTTTTGGTTGGGATTTCTCAGGAGCTACCAATACTGAGGAGTTAAATCAAACCTTGAAATCTACTATAATGATCCGTCGATTAAAGCAGGATGTTTTGAAAGAGCTTCCGGATAAAATAAAATCATTCACTCCCATTGAACTTGATAATCGAAAAGATTATCAATCTGCTGAAGATGATTTCATAGGATACATCCAACGGACAAGGGGTTTAGCGGCCAGTGAAAGGATATCCAATACTCAAGCCTTATCATCAATAGAAGGCTTAAAACAACTGGCTGTAAAGGGGAAATTAAAAGAAGCAACCGATTGGATTGATAATTTCCTGGAAGCAGACGGGAAATTAGTTGTATTTATCACTCATCACTTTGTATCTGATCATTTGATGGAGCGATTTGGAAAGATTGCTGTAAAGGTTGATGGTGGGGTATCACTCCCGGAAAGACAAAGAGTAGTGGAAAAATTTCAAAAGGATCCATCCATAAAGTTATTTGTAGGAAATATAAAAGCTGCAGGTGTCGGATTAACCCTGACTGCAGCCTCAAATGTAGCATTCCTTGAGCTTCCATGGACTCCGGGTGAGTTGATTCAGGCGGAAGACCGTTGCCATAGGATCGGGCAAAAGGATGTAGTAAATGTGTATTATCTACTTGCAAAAAATACAATTGAAGAAAAGATTGCAAAGATTATTGATAGGAAAAGAAAAATATTGGATTCTGTACTTGATGGAAAACAGACTGATCAAGATTCATTATTGTCGGAATTATTGAAAGAATACTAAATGGATATCATTCAGTTATATCAGGATTTCTCAGTTCCGTTTGTCACGGAAGGACATAAACATTCCCGGACAGGTTGGGTTAATGTGGAGTGTCCATGGTGTGAGGGAAATCCGGGTTATCATTTAGGATATGAACTATCATCAGATCATTATTATTGTTGGCGTTGTGGCTGGCATCCGATTACTCCCACTGTAGCCCGATTGATTAATAAGTCTGAAAGAGAAGTAGGGAAATTGATAAAAGAATACGGTTTGAGAATTCATCCTATACAAAAAGAAGAGCTTAAACCAAAGAAAGAACATATATTACCAACAGGAGTAATGCCCTTACAATCAAAGCACATTGAGTATCTGGAAGCCCGTGGGTTTGATTATACCCGGATATCAAAAATTTGGAATATCATGGGTACAGGGCCTGTCTCCCGCTTAGACAATATTGACTTTAAGCACCGGATAATAATACCCATCATTTGGGATGGACAGGAAGTATCTTTTACTTCCCGTGACGTGACAGGAAAGACTGATCTTAGGTATATTACCTGTCCAAAAGATCGTGAATTAATCCATCATAAACATATTCTATATGGACGACAAGAGTACTGGAAAGAAACAGGTATCTTGGTTGAAGGACCGACTGACGTCTGGAGAATGGGAACCAGCAGTTGTGCCACATTTGGAATCAAATTTACCCCCTTTCAAGTTAGAGCTTTATCCAGCAATTTTAGACGAATTGCTGTCTGTTTCGACGATGACCCACAGGCAAGTATTCAAACTAATAAAATTGTGGCTGAATTAAAATTCCGTGGAGTAGATTCTTTCCGGGTTGATATCAAAGGAGATCCAGGTTCTATGAAACAAGAAGATGCTGATTATTTAGTTAAACAATTAATAAAATGAAAACACCTGAAAAAGTAGAATGGGGATTTGTTAACTGGTTGAAATCAAATTGTGAGATAGATATAAAGAACGGTACTTTCAAATGGAAAGTAATGACGGAAACACATATCTATAAATTAATGTCTACCAAAAAAAGCCTATAAGTTTTGGTATAATAAAATCAGTAATACTCACAGATAATCATTAATAAAATGAAAAAAGAATTTCCTTTAACTGATCGAGAAACAGCTTATTTCTACCTAAAGAAAGATTTTCTTTCTGCTTATAAAAATAATGGGAAGAATATTCAACTTGCACTTGAGCAGGTATCTAATTTAAGGATGCTTCAAAAAGAATATGTTAGAAGTATTTTATATAACAGCGAAAAGTATCACAATAAAATTGACAAAAAATGAAAGTGTATCAATTATCTAAAATTAATGGTCGTTATTGGTGGACAGGGACATCAATACTAACAGTAATACCAGAAGAAAATTATGAATATAAATGGACTTCTGATTTTAAAGTTGTTGAACAATTAAATGGAAAGAAAATATGAAAGTATATGTAGTTTATCAGGAAAATGGGTTTGGTGGCTCAGAAGTTGCAGAGGTATTTTCATCAAGAATAATTGCGCGAGAGTATGTTATTGATGAAATATTTGACAATAATCAGGCATATCAAAACAAAACAGAAAACGTATTAAATAATTGTGCTGACCAGTTTATTCATGAACACGATGTTCTATTTAATTGGCGGTAACGTTGAGTATATGATTTCGGTGGCGATTGATTGCAGAACTTTTCGCATACCGAACGACTTACAAGACTGCACAGTGGTTAAAATTAAGCTCTGTAACGCCACTGAATTATATACATTGTTATAGGGCGTTTTTAATTCAAAAGCCGTTCCTCGGCGAAACCCGAAGCCCATGAGTCTTTAGCTCATGGGTAGTTCACCTGATTATATTAAACAATTAAAGAAATGAGTAGTAAAGCACAATTTAGAGAAGCTCTCAAACAAAAGAGAGGAACAGTATCTTCCTTAACTGAGCAAATAAAAGAACTCAAAGAAAGAATTGAGCTCCGGGAACAAATCATAGAAAATCAACGAAAGTTGATTGATACTCTCCGTAACGAGCTAAATAAAAAACGTAAATGGTACCAATTTTGGAAATAATATGAAAAGAATCCTTGTAACCGGAGGTGCTGGATTTATCGGAAGCCACCTCTGTGAATATCTATTGGATCAGGGGAATGAAGTAATCTGTATGGATAATTATTTCTCAGGTTCAAAAGATAATATCCGACATCTACTAAATAATCCATATTTTGAAGTGATGAGAGGAGATGTTCAACGGGCATTTATGATTGACTGTGATCAAATCTACAATTTGGCTTGTCCTGCATCACCTGTTCATTATCAACGATTTCCAGTCCAGACCATAAACACTTCTGTCAAAGGAATGATAAACACTCTCAATATTGGTAGAGCATTAGATATTCCCGTTCTACAAGCATCAACGTCAGAAGTATATGGAAGTCCGATGATTCATCCTCAGACAGAATCCTATTGGGGAAATGTAAATCCTGTCGGGATAAGATCATGTTATGATGAAGGAAAACGTTGTGCAGAAACAATCTGTATGGATTATTACAGACAGTATGGAGTAAAAATAAAGATTGCCCGTATCTTCAATACCTATGGAACAAGGATGAGGAAAGACGATGGGAGAGTGATCAGTAATTTTATTGTTCAAGCTCTCAAAGGACTACCAATTACAATCTACGGAGGAGGGAATCAGACAAGATCCTTCCAGTATGTTGATGATCTTGTGGAAGGACTTGTCAGATTTATGAATACCGATGATAAAATAACCGGACCATTAAATATTGGTAATCCAGGTGAGTTTACAATGAAGGAATTGGCTGAGAAGGTATTGGAAATGACAGGGAGTAAATCAACAATAATTTATCTTCCTTTACCATCAGATGATCCTCCACAACGTCAACCCGATATTTCCCTTGCTATGGGAACAATTAACTGGAGACCAAAGATTACTCTTGACACTGGTCTCTTGAAAACAATTCAATATTTTGAACGACTACTCACAAAAGATAAAGAGATATGAAGCTCTCAAAGAAGAAGAATAAACCTGGTCCTTACCGATTCCGGATGAATCATCCTTGGAAGATGGATAACTGGGTATTTTGGATACTATTGGTAATGATGGGAGGATTGCTGGGAGCAGTGATATATTTGGGAGTAATTTATAGTCAATCAATAATAAAGTGAAAACTATTTGGATTTTCAGATTATTTTTATTATTTTTGATTTTTAATGATCATAATTATATGGAGGCAGACATAAATAGATATAATTCCGGTTCATTTTTTCAGATTTTTTTGATTGATAAATTGATGGGTAATCAGGGGATCAGGTGCTGCCTCACCGAAGTCTCCTGATTTTTTTATTCCCTTATCGGTATGGAAGAAAAAATAAATCAAACATTAGTATTAGAATTATTCCGAACAGAAGGATTTATTGTATTAAACAAAAAAGCAATAAAAATTCTGGGATTAGTTCCAGCAGTTGTTTTAGGAAGTTACCTGGAAAGATATTCCTATTTTGTAAAGAACCATCCGGAGAATGACGGGTGGTTTTTTTCTGTTCATCAACAGATGTTGGAAGAACTTAATATTGGAATAACAGTATTGAGAAAAGCAAAAAATGAATTAATTGAAAAAGGGATAATAAAAACAGAATTACGGGGAGTTCCTTCAAAAGAATGGATAAGTATTGACTTCGATACCTTAACCCTATACGTTATAAAATCGGATCCCAAGGGTTCAGATTCCCTGAGCCCTATTAATAATAATAAAAATAATAATAATATTCCGTCGAAACCTTCGGTTTCTCCTGTAGAAGAAGAGGATTTATCTGAAAAACATATTACCCTCTCCATGTTTGAATTATTTTGGAAAGCATACCCAAAAAAGATTGATAAGGGGAAAGCTCTTACTTCTTGGAAAAAATTATGTAATAAATCTCCAAAGGAAAAACCTTTATGGAGGGTTCTTCGTAGAGCAATTCAACAACAGAAACAAACTGAACGTTGGGGGGACCCCAAATTTATACCACATGCTTCTACCTGGTTAAATCAATCCAGATGGTTGGATGATCCAAAGGAAATGAAAAATATTCAGTTTGGTGATAACCCAAACACTAAAGGGAAACCATCTTTTATTCATGATGATGGAATAAGATATGATTTAAGAGACGATGGGTATTATTATCATTGTGTATCAGGAGAAAGATATATTCCATGATAGAACGTAGAATTATAATAGGATTGATAACCTCCACGGATTATCTAAAAACCATTCAGTCGATATGGAATCAATCCTACCTGGAATCATCCACGGCTAAGCACCTCGCTCGCTGGTGTTGGGAATATTTTGAAAAATATCAGAAGGCTCCAGGTAAGGATATTGAAGCTATTTACTACACAAAAATCCGTTCAAACAAATTTCCAAAACAGTCAGCAGAAGAGATTGAGCAGGATATCTTACCCGGATTGAGTAAGGAATATGAAAAAACCGGGGCTGATCTTAAACCACTTCTTGATGATACCTCTCAGTATTTCCTCGAAAGGAAATTATCTATTCTCTCCACTTCTATTCAAGCTCTGATTAAGGATGGACAGTTGGAGGAAGCAGAAAAAATGATTGATGAATTTAAAACCCTTTCTACCTCCCCGATTAATCTTGAAAACTTTATACTTGATGTAGCAACCATAAGGAATAGAAAGAAAAAGAAACCAATGTTATTAATGAAGCCTTGGTTGAGGGAAGGGCAGTTTACAATCATTTATGGAAATTATGGAACGGGCAAATCACTCCTGACACTTACCATTTGTTATCTACTCGGTTTAAGGGAACCGGATGCGGAGTTTGGTCCATGGCGGGTAAAAAATTCTACCGGTACTCTTTACATTGATGGAGAGTTGGGAGAACAGGAAATGGAGGAAAGAATATCAAAATTGGAATGGTTGGGAAAACAAAAGGCTTCTCTTCAACTCCGTATCTTATCCGTCCCGGAATACCAACATGCTACTGAAGATCACTTTCATTTATCTGATCGTTCAAATCAATTAAAAGTAATTAATTGGTTGAAAGGGAATCCAAATTATAAGGTTGTGGTACTGGATAGTGTATCAACTCTATTTGGATTGGAGGAAGAAAATTCAAACTCAGAATGGAATAATAAAGTAAATCCATTCCTAAGGGATCTTCGGGCACTGGGAGTAGCCTGCATCCTTTTACATCATGCTGGAAAGGATAATAAAAGAGGTTTAAGGGGAGCAAGTTCCATGGGAGCTATGGCGGAGAATATTTATCGTCTGACCAATAGTGATCATAAATTACCAGAGGCAGGGGAAGCTTATTTCAAACTGACCAAAGATAAACAGCGGGCAGGTGGATTTAGCTTTGAACCTTTCTCAGCACATTTTTATCAGGAAAATAACGATCGGGAAACACATTGGGAAATAACTTAATACTTAATCAAAATGTACATTATTAGAAAAGAATTTTCATTTTCGGCAAGTCATTGCCTTGATCATCTACCACCAGAACACCCTTGTTCAAGGATTCATGGTCATAATTACGTTGTAACTGTTGAATTACGAGCTCAAAATGTTGATCTGCAGACAAACTTTGTAAGGGACTACAGAGCATTGGATGTGGTAAAAAACTACCTTGACCTACATTTTGATCATCATCACCTTAATAGAGTTGTAGGTTATCCACCTACGGCAGAGAATATGGCTTATAATTTCTTTCAGACGTTTAAGAAAGAAATACCGGAACTGTATGCCGTTGAAGTATCGGAAACCAACAAAACAAGCGCGAGATATGAGCAAGATATTAATTGAAGCTTTTCCAAAGGAAAAGAAACCCATTCCTACCATTCCCTATTTTAATGTATCGGAATTCTATATGAATACTATTCAGGGGGAAGGAGTATACGCAGGACAACCAGCAGCCTTTCTCCGCCTGCAGGGGTGTAGGGTTGGTTGTGCGTTTTGTGATACAAAGGAAGTATGGAGAGAGGGGAATCCGTATACTATCCAGGAATTATTTAAGATAATTCAAGATTCAGACCTTCCTGATAAACTATCCCACCGACAACATCTTGTCATTACCGGAGGTAGTCCCCTCCTTCAACAGGAGACGATCACGTTATTTCTTAAATCGTTTGAAGAGCAATTTGATTTTCATCCATTTACTGAAATAGAAAATGAATGCACGATTGTTCCATCAGATGAAATTTTAAATTACATTGATTGCTGGAATAACTCTCCAAAGTTATTCAATAGTGGAGTGTTATACACTAAAAGACATAACCCGGAAGCTATTGAGAAAGTAGCAGCATTAGGAGACGAAGCATGGTTTAAATTTGTGGTATCTGATGAATCAGACTGGGACGAGATATTTGATCATTTTATCCACCCTGCTCTCATCAGTCCTGATCAGGTAATCCTTATGCCGGAAGGAGCTACTCCGGAGGAGATAATTGAAAAACGACAGATGGTTATTGATATGGCTATTAGGTATGGAGTCCGTTACTCAACCCGGGAACATATCATGGTCTGGGGAAAGAAAACCGGAGTATGATTTTTTCATTTAAAATTTCATTAAATCATTTGATTTATTCAGATATTATTATTATCTTTAAGTAAAATTAATCAAAATTTATACACAATGATCAACGAAAAAGCTCTGCGGGCAGCCGCAACAGAATTAAACGAGGTAACCAAAGTTAGTCCTCCTCTCAGGACAAAAGCCCCTCTCAAAGACCTTTTAAAAGAGGTAAAAGAATCTATTGATCCCGACGATGAGGGATACATCCTCCAGCCCACGGATAAATTTTCCGACGCTACTCAGGCTATCTTCGATGAAATACTCGGAAAGACTCCCGAACCAAAAGAGGAAGAACCTGAAGAAGTTCCCGATGAGGAAGAAGCCCAGGAAGTAGCCGAGAAACTCCATAAAGAGAATATTGAGAAGGCTCCTGTCAACAAAGGAAAGAAAGCTCCGGAACCTGAGGAAGAGAAACCGGAGAAAACACCAAAGGCTGAAAAGAAACCAAAAGCCCCGAAACCACCAAAGGCTCCTGCCCTGACAAAGAAATCAATCATTATCGACATGACCGGATCTGCCCGTGGGGCAACCATTGAGGAAATGGCTAAGGCTATGGTTGATAAGGGGGTTGATCCTGATTACAAAAAGAACTGTGTGGTCACAAAACTCTGGCTTGCAAAGATGGGGTTTAATACCCGTAAGGAAGCAATTGAAAAAGACCCAAGGTTCAAAAGATGAAGGAGCGTAAAATCGTCTACAAGATTGAGGAAGGAGTAAAGCCGGAAGAGGTTTACTGCACAACTTATCAAATGAGAAATTTTTTCGCTCAGTTTGCCGATGGCTTTTTCTCCTCCCTTGATGTGATGAACTATATTCAGCACCATGCTGCTGTACTCCAGATGAAAAAAGATTGGGTGGTGCTGGATGTTTGTTGTGGTCGTGGGATGCTTCTGCCTTTAATCCGATACTATCGACCGGAGATCAGAGAATATGTCGGAGTGGATATATCGGAACAAAACATAAATGAACAACTCCGACGCTCCGGAATAAAGAAAATAGAAGATGCAAATTCCTATTATCCTTTTACCCTCACTCATGTTATTTCATCGGTTGAGGATATGGATAAGGTTATAAAACATTCCTCCATTGACTATATCATTTATACATCCGCTATAGAACATATGCAAAAGGATGTAGGATATCGGTCACTGGAAAATTGTTATAATCTTCTCAAACCCGGACATAGGATGTTTCTCTCCTGTCCCAACACAATGAATAAGAAAGATCCTTATGATACCCAGTATGCAGCTCATGTCTATGAATGGGACAGGGAGGAATTAAGTAAAGCCGTCCGGGAAATAGGATTTGAGATTGCTGAGGAATATGGATTGGTAGCCAAGGTCAGGGAGTTTGAAGAATGGATGAAACACCAGTCATCAGACCTGCAGAGTGAATACTGGAGATTGAAAGAATATCTTCCCACCCAGTGGCTTATGTCATTCATACCAATCCTCCACCCGGAAGCAGCATCAGAAGTATTGATGATAATTGAAAAACCAATAAGTAAACGTTTACTATGACAGAAGAAGCTTTACATGAGTTAATCAAAACTCAGATTTCAGAAATCGGTGATAGTCCCGATAGACAAGGATTAAAAGATACTCCAAAACGTGTTGTCCGATCATGGCAGGAACTCTATGCAGGGTACTGGGAGAAACCGGAAGATATCCTGACAGTATTTGATGCCGGTACGTATGATCAGATTGTCTTACTCAAGGACTGTGAACTCTACTCGATGTGTGAGCACCATATGTTACCATTCTTCGGGAAAGCACATATTGCTTACATCCCGAATGATAAGGTGATTGGAATATCAAAACTTGCCCGTTTGCTGGAAATATATTCCCGACGTCTGCAGATTCAGGAGAGGATCGGAGAGCAGGTTACAGAAGCTATTATGGATTATCTGGGAGCCAAAGGGGCTGCTTGTATTATAGAAGCGGAGCATATGTGTATGCGGATGAGGGGAGTGGGAAAACAGAATTCCACAATGGTTACATCATCCCTTAAAGGAGCTTTCTTTACATCATCGGCAGCCCGTATGGAATTGATGGGATTAATAAAATGAAAATTTACATGGCAGGGACTCCGGGTACGACTTCCCGGGAAAAGGCTTGGCAAACACTAATCATCAACCGCTTATTATCTTACTGGGACATCCAGGAAGATCAGTTCGGAGTCCCCTACTCATTCAAATTAATCAAATGGAAAAACAGAAAAAAGTAGATTTATTTCTCGATTCCGGAGCTTTCTCCGCGTGGACTCAAAAAGCTACCATCGACATTCAGGAATATATCCGATTTATAAAAGAGAATCAGGATGTAATTGAAGTATATGCAAACCTGGATGTCATTGGTATTGGAGGAAAACAACCAAACCGATTGACTGCCGAAAAGACCCTTGAGAACCAAAGGATAATGGAAAAGGCTGGATTACATCCTATTCCATGTTTCCACTTCGGGGAACCAATGGAATTTCTTGATATGTATGTAAAGGAGTATGATTACCTTGCTCTTGGTGTAGCTGGTAATTCCGGTACTCAACTTATTCCATGGTTGGATAAATGTTTCTCGGAACATATCTGTGACTCCGATGGAATGCCAAAGATAAAAGTTCATGGATTTGCTGTCACGTCACTCAAAATTATGATGAGATATCCATGGTATTGTATGACGGAAGAAGATCATCAAGTACTAACCAAACAAGGATGGTGTAGTAGAAAAGATTTGAAAATTGGTGATCAAATTTTAGCTTTTAAAGATGGGATAAGTTTGTGGGAAGAAATATTAGAAATTCCATCATTTGATGTAATTAATACTCCTATAAAAGCTTTAAATTATAGAACTTTTTCGGCAAGAGTTACTGGGAATCATCGTTGGCGAGTAAAGTCAGCATATTCTGATAAATGGAAATGGAAAACAACAGATGAGTTAAATACAAATTGTTATATTCCAAGAGTTGGGAAATACCAAGCCCCCATTAATAAAATATATAGTGATGATTTTGTTAAAGCATTTGCTTGGTATTGGACAGAAGGGTGTATTAAAAAGAGAAAGAACTATAAATTACCGAGTATTACTATTTCTCAATCAATATCTGCAAATCCTGAAAAAGTAGAGTTGATTAGGGAAATACTCAAAAATTGTAAAGAAAAGTTTTGTGAAGGTATAGCAGAGCGGTATGATTTAGGAATTTATAGGAAAGAAATGACTTTTGAATTATATGGACCTCTTAGAGATTGGTTATTATCTATTTCTCCTAATAAGCAAATTCCAATGGAATTTTTATTAAATTTAACGGAAGAACAATTACATATTTTTATAGATCACTCTATTTTAGCAGATGGTTCCAGAGGGGTTTTAAAAAGAAAGAAGAGTTTTGTAATTACTCAAGGCTCAGAAAAAAATATAGAAGAATTTCGAATTGCCTGTTTGCTTGCTGGTTACCCCACTTCTGTATATAAAAAAGGAGAAAAAGGATTAGAAATAGCTTCTTCCTCTGTAAATTATATTCATCCAAATCAGATGAAAGTAAATGAATTTTCATATACGGGAAAAATATGGTGTGTCCGTGTTCCCAGTGGGGCATTCTTTACTAAGTGTAATGGAGAAATATATGTTACTGGAAACTCAGTTGACTCTACCTCATGGGTTGTTACCGGAAGGATGGGTTCCATATTTATTCCAAGGAGGAAGAATGGTAATTGGGTATATGATGAAAACCCTTGGAAGATAGCAGTATCGAGTCGTTCCCCCGGAACTGAAGATGCTGGGAAACATATCGGGACTCTATCAAAAGCGGAACGGGAGGTATTCCTCTCCTATATCCATGAAAAAGGATATTCACTCGGGAAATCCGAATTCAAGAAAGTCCCTCAGACTCATCAACTCTCAGATAATGAGCGATGGGTTGATAAGAAACCCACTGATAAATCTGCTCTCCGGGAATTGGAAGTGATTACAGAAGACGGATTATCAAACCGTTACCAGTTAAGGGATGAGATAAATATTATGTATTTCCTTGATCTGGAGAAGAATTCCCCTGCGTGGCCTTGGGCATTCAAGTTGAATGATATGCAAAAAGGATTGTTATGAAAATCTATTTGGAAGGACATGACCGGGGAGGATTTGAAGATGTCTATTATCCTATTCCCGGTTCTGATAAAGTTCTTATCCGGGAACCAGCTGTAATTGCTCATTGGACTGATGGTAGAGTCCTATTCAGTTTCCTTTGGGATGGATTGAGAAGGAAGAATCAGGGAGGTAGGAGAGGGGATTTGCATGGAAGAGAAATAAAATATGATTTGAGTGGTTCATCATTAAAGAGAAGGAAATGTTAGTATTGATCGGATGTGAAGAATCTCAGGTAATTTGTATAGCTTTTAGAGAGAGAGGACATGAAGCATATAGTTGTGACTTACAAGACTGTTCCGGGGGGCATCCGGAATGGCACTTGCAAATGGATATTAGGAAAGCACTTTCTTTAAAAAAATGGGATTTATTTATATGTCATCCACCTTGTACCTTTCTATCAAATTCCAGTTCAAAACATTTATATATAAATGGAAGGAAGGAGAATGGGATAAATAAAGAGCGTTGGGAAAATATGGAAGAAGCCTGTAATTTTTTTAATGAAATGTTAATGGCTCCGGTTAAAAAGAAATGTTTGGAAAATCCAATACAACATGGACATGCCCGGGAAAGAATAAAACTTAAATGGGCTCAATTAATTCAACCTTGGATGTTTGGGCATATGGAATCAAAAGGAATTTGTTTATGGCTTTATAATCTACCAAAATTAAGACAAACCAATAATGTTTATGAAGAAATGCAAAAATTACCACCAAAAGAAAAATATAGAATTTGGTGGATTGGAGGAGGAAAAAAGAACTCCAAAATCAGATCAAAAACATATGAAGGAATTGCCAAAGCAATGGCAGAGCAATGGGGGTGAGTTATGAAGATATACATGGCTACCTGGTTATATGATAGGTCACTCGGAAGAACTTCTACCAAACTCCGTTCCCGGAGAAGACTACTCAGTTATTATTTCCTAAGGGATCAGGGGATAACCAACGATCAACTCAATACCTACTGTATGTCCGGCAGGTTGGATACCAGGAAAATTAAATGACAAGGGGGTGTAATCAATTGTAATTATAAAATGATAATATCCCTTAATAATGATATCACAAGGGCTTACATCAAATAAAACCATCGAGTATCAATGAGAATCTATCTGGCGGGTATCCCAAAAAGATATCATAGGGTGAACGGATTAAAATACAAGGTGTTGTTTAGTTATTTTACAATCATCTTCCCAACACAAAAGTGGGGAGCAAAAAGTGACTTTAGATATTATACTAATGAAAATATACCTGGCAGCGGTAGAACCACCTAAACACCTGAGAATGATACCAAATTGTCTTCTCAGTTATTATGATATTGAAATTACTACCGTACCATTCAGAAAGGAAACATTTAAAACTATAAAATATGGAAATAAGCAAAAAAGAATTAGAACATGCTCTTGAGATCGTTAAACCCGGGCTGGCAAACAAGGATATTGTAGAACAAGCTACATCATTTGCCTTTGTAAAAGGTAAGGTGGTAACATATAATGATGAAATAAGTGTTTCTCATCCTGTTGCCGGGTTGGATATTGCGGGAGCGGTAGAGGCTGATATCCTTTACAAATTATTATCAAAAGCAAAATCTGATACCCTTAACCTGCAGGTGGAAGAAAATCAGATCACTCTCACTCAGGGGAAGATGCAGGCAGGATTCTCCCTTCAGTCGGAGATAAAATTACCGATAAATGAAGAGGTATCGGATATTGGTAAATGGAAGAAATTACCTGATAAATTTTCAGAGTTCCTTGAATTATCCATTCCTTCAGCATCGAAGGATATGAGCAGACCGGTATTGACCTGTGTCCACGTATCGAAGGACGGGTACATGGAAGCATCTGATAGTTTTTGTCTTACCCGATGCACTTTCTCTGATGATATCCCGGTAAAGACATTCCTTATCCCTGCCACATCTGCTATTCAGGTCATCCGACTCTCCCCTACTCAGATTGCAGAAGGAAAAGGTTGGATTCATTTTAAAAATGAAGAGGAATCGGTTATATCCTGTCGGGTGCTGGCTGATCAATTCCCGGATGCTTCTCATCTATTGAGCGTAGAAGGACATAAACTGATTCTACCGGAAGCTATACCGGAAGCACTTGACCGGGCGTCGATTGTAGCCAAACGGGATCATCCACTTGAGGAAATGGTATCGGTTGAAATAAAGGACAAGACTCTTCTCATATCCTCCGACTCAAAGGAATCATGGTTTAAGGAGGAATTAAGAATAAACTTTAAGGAACACCTTAAATTCAATATCACTCCTTACCTTCTCAAAAGGATCTTATCAAAAACCCGGGAATGTACCGTTGGTGATAATAAATTGAAGTTTGAAGGTGAAGGTTGGACATACATCGCAGCACTCAGATCGTAATGGAAGGATTTTTTACAAAAAAGGAAACAGAATCAGTCTCAAGACCTGATGGGAAGACCCGGACTTGTTTTTCCTGTGGATTACATCGTGATTGTCAATCACCAAAGATGCAACCATTTGGCAATTTCAAAAAAGGTATTATGAATATTGGGGAAGCTCCCGGTGAGATGGAGGATAAGTCAGGTAAACCTTTCCAAGGAAAGACCGGGAGACTTCTTCAAAAAGTATATTCAGAACTCAATATTGATTTATTTGAGGACTGTATAAATATTAATGCTGTCCTTTGTCGTCCGATGGATCAAAATGGAAATAAT